CTTCTTCTTCTTCTTCTTCATATATAGGAAGACCAGTTTCTTTGTCTAGGGGATTACCATCCGCGTCGATAAGGGCTGGACTACCACTTCCATCAAGAACCAGATCATTAGGATTTGGGTCACCGTCTCTCCAGCCCGGATTGTCTAGTGCACCTAAAGGTATGGCTTTTACGACTTCGCCAGCAGCATCAAAGACTTGAACTACATCCCCAGTAATCTGCCCGACAGTCGTTTCAATATTTTCTCTTACCTGCGTAATAACGCCATCTTCGCCTACAAGAAGCTCTCCCGCACTAGACGGGCCTACGTAAACCCCTTCTTCATACAAAGGTACAATTATAGGCGGCCCATTGACGGGCAGTGGTACAGGAAATTTTATTTCCACTTGTACGTTTGAACGGCCCAACCCGCTACCTACTGGTGACGACGTAGCTCCGGGCGTACTCTTTATTACAAAAGGTGACTTACCCCCAAACCCCGCAGTGCCGGGAGGGCCAAGCATATCGTCGAGTATTTCTTGTAACGTCTTAGGACGACCTCCCGGCCCAGTCCCAAATACTGCATTACGTACGCTAGTAGCCAAACGACCTACCTGTACCCCAAGGTCGTACTCGATATTACTTCTAGCCCAAGACTTAAATTCCTTATCGTTAGGTACTACACCATTGTTCTCATCTTTAGCTTTAGCTAATAATTCTTTTGCTTCGGCAGGGGATAACACAAGTCCTGTACGCTGTTCATATAATTCTGTAAGTTCTTCTTCTGTCGTTGCACGAGCGTCGATGTTCTTAGCTGTACGAGATTGACTTGTTTCACCACTAAACTCGGCATAATCTTCTTCGGTAAGACTGTCGGGGTCGTAACCTTCCGCCCTAGCAATTTCTTCTAGTTCCGCTCTAGTAACAAAACGCTCGTCAAAGTCGTCAAATATCTCTTGTTCTTTAGCGGTAATTTCATCTGCATTACCTTGACGCGCAAGTCTTTCCGCTTCTTTGTCTGAAATCGTTAGTCCGTTTTGTGCAGCATACGCCTTTACTTCTTCTGCGGTAATTTGACGTGGGTCAACGTATGTTTTTATATCTGCTTCCGCTGTTTGCTGGTAATTTGCTGTCCTGTTTACGTAGGCTTCTTGCCCTGCCGCATCTGTAGCATTGTCGTACTCAGCTTGCCCTATACGGTCTCGAACTTCTTCTGCGGAGGGTTTATATCCATTCGCTGCTTCAAACGCTGCTATGGCTTCCGCTTCAGTGACGTACCGTGGGTCTACGTATTCCGCAACTTCTTCTGCTGTCTTACCGTTAAGTACAGCATCTTCTAGTTCAAACGGTGTTGCTTTATAGTCTTGGTCTTTGAAGAGTTCCCGCATTGCTGGCGTTTCAGCAGTTATTCTTTGCGCTTGGGCGGGTATGCTAGTAAATTGTTCTTTCGATAACCCAAAGTTTGTAGCGACTTCAAAAGCAGATAAAGAATCACTGTCACCAAAAATATCGTCAAAGAATTCATATAACTCTGGCGCATAAGACTCTAACTGCCCTAATCCACCTATGAAGCCCCCACGAAGCGGGTTATCTATGTTACCGGCACCTGTCTGAAGTTGGTCAAACACCTGTAGCATACCTAACTCAACTAGGTTGCGTTGCATACCTTGAAGCCCTAAAACAAACGCGGTGGTTGTTTCTCTTACAGCTTTACTTACGTTAAAGGCTTCAAAGTAAGAGTTAAGCGTAGACATGAAGTTTTGCGTGCCTCTGCCTCTGCCATCTAGGGCATCGTCGCGCACTGGTCTGCTAGGATCAGGGTCAATTCTATAGTATCTGTCGGAAGGAAAGATGGAGTCGCTCATATCAGTTTGCTATTAGCACCCCCTCAAATGAAGCGCCGACGACTACGTTGGTAGTATCGGAGCTGGCTCGGCATTCTATGTCAGTCTTTTCTGCAATGCCTAACGGGTAATTGAAAGGTAGTACAAGTAGGTTGCTCTGTACCGTCTGTATGATCTTTGTGCGAAACGTGTTTGAGCCAAAGTCTCTAGTCACGAACTTAGCTGTGACGTTCTTGTTAGCAATAGCGATAGCTGCTGTAAACGTAACATCGTCAAGAAATAACGTGAATCCTGCAGGTACGGTATACACTGACATCTGGCTTTGGTTGTCGCCTTGTACAATCTGACCGTACGTTATTCCGGTAGGTACCCCACTACTAACCCCACTATTAGCGACATAGATCGTACCTGCAGCAGTGCCGCCTGATCCTGAAGTAGCAACGAATATACGGTTAACACGCAGCCAACCAGAAGCATCGCCAATCTGTACCTGAGTCTGCCCATTCATACTGACGGTTACGGTCTGAGCTGCGTAGTTTTCGTCTACCCCCTCAACGGTTACGGTCTGTGCACCCGTACCTGCACTAGTATCTGCTGCACTAGAGCTACTAATAAACGCAGTGAACGCGGCTGCAGGCCAAGGATAATTGCCCCCAGTGCTCCATACCGTCTCTTCAGTACCATCAACATCTGGATTGGTGCCGAACTTGTACAACGTAGAAGCACCAGCAATCTGGCCTTTAGCTACTTGTAACTCGTATGGTTCTTGAACTGCCATAGCGTTTCTCAGCGCGTTGTCTAGTTGGTTAAAGTATATCCGTAGTACGTTGTTGAACTGCTCAAACGTCTCTTGGTTGTACACTTGAGGCGCATACGGCAGAGCTGGAGCACGGAACGGGACATTGTATACAGTGTTATCCCCAGCCATTAGCGTCTTCCATCAGGCCGCATATCCAACCTAGGCGAGCCTAGCTGCCACGTTACACCCGATTCAGTAGACTCGATCTTCATCACCATCTGCCGCCCACGTACCCGAGTATTCAACTGTCCGGTAAACTTCTCTATCGGTAGTACAGCGGATCGAACAATCGTACCATCATTTGACCCACCTACCGAGGCAGGGGAGTTGTACCCTGAACCAGAGTTCTGCATGGGTAATAGCGTCATAACGGCGCTAGGGTTAGTGGCTGTAGACCCGTCGAACGTGATATCAGGAAGTACGCGCCAAATGAAGTTGAATTGATGTCCGTCATCTAGATCGAACTCAGCGGTAGAAGCATACGCGTGTATCGGCGTACTTGCCCCTAGCTCATTATCATCAACGCCTTCTTCCTGATTCACGAGGTTGTTATTGTAAGTCGCTGCCAACGGAAAGTCTCGTAATCCCGAATCTAACCATGCAGTACGATCCATCGTGCCGTAATACCAAATGTTATCCAGATAGTTATACACAACGTATTTGTTTGCTGTATTCGAGTCTGCAGAGCAATAAAACCACCAGACTTCATGGTAAGACTCTACAGTCCCCGCAAACACTTGGCGATACTGGGCAGTATTGAAGTCATTAAATATGAACTTACGTAGGTTACAGGGTAGTGGCTGTGTGCGCCCGTCGTACTTATAGAACTTATCCACACCCATCCAGTAGGCCACACCATTGGCGTACGCTACCGCATTCTGAGAGGCTATGGAGATGTTCTCACCAACAAGCTGCGCTCCCCACACTACTGGGGCACCGACGTACTGGAGGGCATATAGGGCCGAATCTGACCATACTAGGACTTCCTGACGGGCTTGTTTTGCTGCTATGATCTCTGCTCCACGCGATAACTGTAGGCTACCTGCTTGGTTTGTTGCTGCAGGAGTCCACTGGGTAGCGTTTTCTTGGTCTGACCAGCGGATCAACATCGGGTTTTTAGTGGCAGTAGCTAAGTCATTGCAACCAAAACAGAATACAAAACGACTAATATCTGATACTAAAATAAGGTCTTGTACGCTTGGTACGTTCGCTCCTACGGGAGAGATAGACGATAGCAATACCCCTCTAGCGGATAACCCTGCCGTGACATCCCAGTAGTATATAGGCCCACCACGAGGTCCAAATATAAGGTCTTCACCAAAGTTTATCTGTGACCATAGGCGTATCTGAGTGTCAGATGTACCACCAGTGCCCCATGCTCCAGCACCCCACGAACCTGCTCCCCAACCCGTTAGAGGTATTACGTAAGCCGATCCGGTGTTAATTTGGTAAGCAGCAGATACTGTACCGCCCCCAGTTGCCGCAGAAGTGGCATTACTAGCAGCGGTTATAAAGTACCTATTAGTGGCTGTAGTGTCTATGGTGATCTGAAATTCACCGTTTAAAGTAAGCCCACCAACGGCAGATGCACCCGAAAAGGTGACGAAATCGCCTGATGTGTAGCCCCCATTAGCGTCTAAAACGCTGACCGTAGGAGAACCACTTGTGGTGGTAAATGGGTTAGTAAGGCTTACAGTAGCCCGTAAAGGCGTTATATCGTTATATACACCACCGTTTTCAACATAGAACTTTAGGTTAGTCCCTACACCGATAAGGTTCTGACTGCCTAACGTTACCCAGTTCCACAAAGAACGGCAGACGCCAAGAAAGGTAGCATCGGATATACGCTGCCACCCACCAATCTTCTCCGGTGTACCCTGCCTGAACCGTATTTTATCGGATTCGTACCACCCACCTTCACTGGTGTAACGAGTATTTTCCCGATTGACTCCCGGTTTTAACGCTAGTTTTTGTAGTGGCATAAGGAACCCATCACATTGTCTCGCCAAATACCGGCGGTAGGGTTGTTACTTGGATAGAAGTGCTCTGCTTCAAGTTTAAAGAAGCGCCGCAATCAGAACAAGTATCTGCTTCTAATTCGTTCTCGTCTACATCATACCCACATTCGGCACAGAGTATCTCTATCTCGTGGGCAGATTCGATACTACCTTCAGCGTTTACCTTGGGCGCGTGTGACGTTTTCATCGTTGTTGGTACTCCCCAGAACTAATCATTTGGCAGACTTCCAACGAGCGGTCACCAACTTGTTCCGCCCAGCGACTACGGTAGAACTCTTGCCCAGCCTCTTCGTAATTACCCGCAGCCATGTGACCTAAAGCCTTAACGAACGTCCGTAATCGGGTCTGCCCAAGGTTAAACGACAAGTCAATCATCGCGTCTTGACGCACGCTATCTATGCCTTTAAACCACTCGTACTCACCCAGTAACTCGTTTCGGCATCGCTCAATGTCGTTCTTTAGCAGGTATTCAACCTCGTCGTTAGACAGGCCAAGACCAGACGCACTGATATTCCTACCAACGCCAATGGTCTCGTAACCAGCAGAACACATATAGACCTTATCTCTAACGCCCTCGTGCCGCTTCAACATGTTAACTAGTCGCATCATTCGCTATGCTTATGGGAAGCACCGTAGTAAAAAGATATGATACTGCTGACAATCCCGCCAAGATAACCGAGAACAAGGTTAACAATACCGTCATCGTTAGCAGCGGGGTCTTGTAACGTGACCAAAGCAATATAGCCACCGAAAAAG